CAGCTAAATGAACTTGGAGTTAAAGCCGGAGACTTGGTTGGCATTGGTAAGTTTAGCCAGTTTGAGTTTATTATTAATGGTGAAAGAGTGTACAGAGCCAAGACTAATGATATTTCAGTTAAATATGAATACACGGGAGACCAGGAAGAATATAATCCAAGCTGGGCAAATAGCAGTTCAAGAGTTAATTAAAGTTGCACAAGAAGCTATTGTAGATACAGACGAAGATGTTTCTGCAGATAGACTTAAAAATGCGGCGGCAACAAAGAAGCTAGCTATATTCGACGCTTTTGAAATACTTCAGCGCATTGAAGAAGAAGACGCTAACCTTGATGGCAAGCAAAAAGAAGAGGTAAAAGAAGATAAGACGTTTAAAGGTTTTGCTGAAAGGAGATCTAAAAAATAATGCACGAGCAAACCTTATATAGAGTCATTGAGCCGGTTAACCAAAATAAGTTGCATAGGTACAACAAAGCAAAGCGTTGGGAGTATGGTTACAATGAAGAAGAAGATATAGTCGTTATAAGTACAACTGGGCAGATAGGTGACATATATGAAATACAAAACCTTAAAATAGCATTACCTAAAAAACCAAGTAAAGTACATGCTAGATCTAATAAAAAAGAAGAGCAGTATTGGGAAAGATTATATAAGCCGAAAGAGTTTGATAAAATCAAAACTATATTTGATTGGAAAGATTATCCGCAAGAGTTTAAAAACAAATTTGTAGATTACATTGATCAAGAGTTTGAAAAACGTGAAAGTGGGTTTTGGTTTAAAAACAATGGTGTAGATACTTATATAACAGGCTCTCACTACATGTACTTACAGTGGACTAAGATTGATGTAGGAGATGCGGAGTTTAGAGAATCCAACAGGTTATTTTATATATTCTGGGAAGCCTGCAAAGCTGATAAAAGATCTTATGGCATGTGCTACTTAAAGAACAGACGTTCTGGGTTTTCTTTTATGTCTGCTTCGGAAACGGTTAACATGGCGACCATATCAAGTGATAAAAGATTTGGAATATTATCTAAAACAGGGCCAGATGCCAAAAAACTCTTTACCGACAAGGTTGTACCTATGTCGACCAATTATCCTTTCTTCTTCAAACCTATACAGGATGGTATGGATCGACCAAAAACTGAACTGTCGTATAGAGTACCTGCATCTAAACTAACTAGAAGAAAGATAGAGGCAAAGGCTGAAGATGAAGAACTAGAAGGTCTTGACACAACGATAGACTGGAAAAACACAGCGGACAACTCTTATGATGGTGAAAAGCTCGCGTTGTTAGTTCATGATGAATCTGGTAAGTGGGAGAGGCCTGAGAATATTTTAAATAACTGGAGGGTAACAAAAACCTGTTTACGACTTGGTAGTAGAGTGGTTGGTAAGTGTATGATGGGAAGTACATCAAACTCTTTGGATAAAGGGGGTGAGAACTTTAGAAAGCTTTACTACGATTCAGATGTAACAAAACGAAATGCCAACGGTCAAACTAAGTCTGGTTTATATAGTTTCTTTATTCCAATGGAATGGAACTACGAAGGATTTATGGACAAGTATGGTATACCGGTTTTTGAAACACCAGACGAGCCAATAATGTCAAATTACGGTGATCGTATTACAATGGGTATAATAGATTACTGGAATAACGAAGCAGACGCACTTAAGGACGACCAGGACGCGTTAAATGAATTTTATAGGCAGTTTCCCCGTACAGAGGATCATGCGTTCAGAGATGAGGCTAAAAACAGTTTATTTAACTTAAGTAAAATATATGCTCAAATTGATTTTAACGGAGATCCCTATAAATCAACTTTGATAACAAAAGGTAGGTTTCAGTGGCGAGATGGTGTAAAAGATACTAGTGTTGAATTTATACCAGATCAAAACGGTAGATTTAATATTACCTGGATTCCAAGTAGAAATTTACAAAACAATGTAATAACTAAGAATGGGGTTAAGTGCCCAGGTAATGAACACATTGGGTGTTTCGGGTGTGACCCTTACGATATATCAGGAACCGTTGACAAAAGGGGATCAAAGGGTTCACTGCACGGTAAAACAAAATTTTCAATGGAAGATGTTCCACCGGAACACTTCTTTTTAGAGTATATAGCTAGACCACAAACCGCAGAAATATTTTTTGAAGATGTGCTAATGGCATTAGTATTTTACGGTATGCCAATACTAGCAGAGAACAATAAACCAAGACTTCTATACTACTTAAAACGAAGGGGGTATAGAGGTTTCTCAATGACAAGACCAGACAAAGTTTGGAATAAACTTTCAGTAACGGAAAAGGAAATTGGTGGTATACCAAACTCTAGTGAAGACATTAAGCAGGCTCACGCTGCTGCTATTGAATCTTATATAGATCAGTATGTAGGAGAAAAGCAGACAACCATGGGTGATATGTACTTCAACAAAACACTCAATGAGTGGGCTAGGTTTGATATAAACAAAAGAACTTTGTTTGATGCTACAATCAGTTCAGGTTTAGCAATAATGGGTTGTAATAGAAATATGTACAAACCAGTACCAGATAAAAAAAATATATCTATTAATATAGGTTTAAAAAGATACGACAATACAGGTTATAGTTCAAAAATAATAGAATAATGAATCAAACTCAACCAAAAGGCATATTCCCAAGTCATACAGTTCCTGATGCGGAAAAGTCTAGCTATGGTTACGGCTTGCAAGTTGCAAGAGCGATAGAATCAGAATGGTTTAAAAAAGATAATGGATCCACTAAGTATTACGCTTCGAAGGATAATTTTCATAGGTTAAGACTATATGCTCGTGGTGAGCAGTCTATACAAAAGTATAAAGACGAGTTATCCATAAACGGAGATCTATCTTACTTGAACCTAGACTGGACTCCAGTGCCAATTATACCTAAGTTTGTTGATATTGTAGTAAACGGTATACAAGAAAGAACTTATAGTATCTCTGCTTTTAGCCAAGATGAAGAGTCTACTAAAAGAAGAACAGACTACATAAATAATGTCATGCGAGACATGAACAACCGGCAGCTGTTAAACGAGATTAACACGACCACTGGTTTTAACATGTTTAAGACAGACCCTGACAAGCTACCTGAAACAACAGAAGAGCTTTCTGTCCACATGCAGCTTGATTACAAACCTTCTATTGAGATTGCAGAAGAAGAAGCAATTAACAATGTTTTTGAAATAAACAAGTATCATCTTGTTAAGAAAAGACTTGATTATGATATTGCTACTATCGGTATGGCATGTGTTAAAAGCACGTTCAATACAGCTGAAGGTATTAAGATAGATTATGTTGACCCAGCTGATATTGTTTATTCATCAACTGATTCTCCATATTTTGAAGACTTGTACTACGTTGGAGAGGTTCGTAGAATATCTATTATGGAACTTAAAAAGTTCTTTCCTCAGTTGACTGACGAGCAAGTAAAAGAAATAGAGGACATGCACTACTCAAACTCAATGTATAGATCGTATTCATCTAAAGGTAGAGATGAAGATAACTTCGTTGAGGTTTTGTTTTTTGAGTATAAAACATACAGAAATCAAACATACAAGATAAAACAAACAGCTAGTGGTGCACAAAAAGCTATTGAGAAAACAGATGAGTTTGATCCACCAAAAGATCAAAGGTCAATGTTTGAAAAAGTACAGCGATCTATAGAAGTTCTTTACGAAGGAGCAAAAGTTATAGGCCACGATAAATTGCTTAAGTGGAAGTACGCAGAAAACATGACAAGACCAAAGTCAGATATTACTCGCGTAAATATGAGCTACGCTATGGTAGCGCCTAGAGTTTACAGAGGCGTACCCGAGTCCCTTGTTTCTCGTATGACAAGCTTTGCTGACATGATACAGCTTACACACTTGAAATTACAACAGGTATCTTCTCGTGTTGTTCCAGATGGTATTTACATGGACGCAGACGGTTTAGCTGAAATAGATCTTGGTAATGGAACTAACTACAGCCCCCAAGAGGCACTAAACATGTATTTCCAAACTGGTAGTGTTATTGGTAGATCAATGACGTCGGATGGAGACATGAATCCAGGTCGTGTACCAATACAAGAGCTTCGCACTGGATCTGGTGGTAGTAAAATACAAAGCCTTATTGGTTTGTATAACTATTACTTACAAATGATGCGTGACGTAACTGGTCTTAACGAAGCAAGAGATGGTAGCACACCAGACAAAAACGCTTTAGTTGGTTTACAGAAAATAGCTGCTGCAAACTCAAACACAGCAACAAGACACATACTTCAAGGAAGCCTGTATCTTACCTCTAAAATGGCCGAGGTTGTTTGCCTAAGACTATCTGATGCTTTAGAGTATGCTAATACCAGAAACTCTTTTATTAACTCTTTAGGTAAGTTTAACGTAGCTACGCTAGATGAATTAAAAGACTTGCACTTACATGATTTTGGTATCTATATCAATTTAGCTCCAGACGAGGAGGATAAGCAAAAGCTAGAAAACAATATTCAAATAGCTCTACAACGAGATCAAATATCATTAGAAGATGTTATTGATATTAGAGATATTAACAATATAAAGCTAGCCAACCAATTGCTAAAGCTTAGAAAGCGTAGAAAGCAAGAAGCTGATAGACGTATGCAAATGGAAAACATACAAGCTCAATCACAATCTAATGCTCAAGCTGCTGAAGCTGCTGCCGCTGCTAATGTTCAGAAGGAACAAGCTATTGCTAGTACTAAGGGTCAGCTAATAACTCTTGAGAATCAAGGTGATATTGCTAAGATGGAACGTGAGGCTGAGTTGAAAAAAGATATTATGTCTTATCAGTTTGAACTTGATAAACAACTTAAACAGTTGGAATTACAAGTAATTAGTAATAAGGAGGGTTTTAAAGAAGATCGCAAAGACAAGCGAACAAAAATCCAAGCAAGTCAACAAAGTGAGTTGATTGATCAAAGGAAGAATAATAAGCCTCCAAAAGATTTTGAAGCAAGCGATGACTTGCTAAGTGGTTTTAATATTTAATTATATATTTTTTTATTATGTCTGAAGAAACAGAAAACGTAGAACAATCTACTGAGGAGCAGAATACTGCATCTCGTGTAGAAACAGCAGAAGATGGTACTATTAAAGTAAATCTTGCTGCTTTTGAAGATCCAGCTCCTTCTCAAGAAGTTGAGCCGGAAGAGAAACAAGAAGAGGTTGTTAACGAGGTTGAAGAAACATCGGAAGCGCCTGTGCTTGAAGAAGTTGTTGAACAAGAAGTAGAACAACCAACTGAAGAAGTTGAAGCTACTAAAGAACAGGTTGAACAAATAAATGAAGAGCTAGATAATAATCCAGGCTTAGACTTACCGGAAAACGTTGAAGATTTGGTAAAGTTTATGAACGAAACTGGTGGATCACTTGAAGATTACGTAAGATTAAACGCTGATTATTCAAGTGTCGATGACAAAGCTCTACTTAAAGAATATTACAAATCAAAAAAGAAAAATCTCACAGATGAAGAGATTAGCTTTTTGATTGAAGATAAATTTGCTTTTGACGAAGAACTCGATGAAGAGAACGAAGTTAAAAGAAAAAAGCTTGCTTTCAAAGAAGAGGTTGGAGACGCAAGAGATTTTTTGAATGGTCTGAAAGACAAATACTACAAAGAGGTCAAGTTGGGCTCTAAGTTACTTCCAGAACAACGAGAAGCTGTTGAGTTTTTTAACCGATACAATGAGCAACAAAAGGAAACTGAGAAATTAGCTTCCACGCAAAAGGAGCGTTTTGAACAAGAAACGAATAAAGTTTTCAACGATGAATTCAAAGGTTTTGAATTTAATGTCGGAGAAAAGAAATACCGTTACAACGTTAAAGACGTTAGCGCTGTTAGAGAACAACAGTCTGATTTGTTAAACGTTTTTGGTAAGTATATCGAAAACAACATGTTAACAAACGGACGTGACTACCACAAGTCGTTGTTTGCCGCAGCTAACCCGGATGCAATTGCGAATCATTTCTACGAACAAGGTCGAGCCGATGCTATAAAAGGCATAACCGCTGAGGCTAAAAACATAAACATGGATGCGCGTAAAACCGCTAATGAATATGTAGATGCTGGAGGGGTTAAGGTTAGAGTTGTTAGTGGTGATTCAGGTTCTAAATTAAAAATGAAAATAAAACGCTAAAATTAATAAAAAATGGCTGATGCTTTTGGAATAACTAATGGAGCACCCGAACTTAGTGGGTTAACTCCTAACAAAACCACGCTGGCTAGCAACTATGTAAACTTTAATAGTGCTACCTTCAATACGTGGGCACAACAATACCTTCCTGAGGTTTACGAACAGGAAGTTGAAAGATACGGAAATCGATCTGTATCATCTTTTCTTAGACTTGTAGGCGCTGAAATGCCTATGGCTTCTGATCAAATCGTTTGGTCTGAGCAAGGTCGTCTACACCAGTACATCAACGCAACATTGGTTACTGATGGATCTAACGTTAACGTTATCAATGCGATTACAGCACCCGTTGCTGCTTCTCATTCGATTCGTAAAGGATCTACAGTAATTGTTCAAGATGCCGATGGTAAATCTCAGCGAGCTCTTGTAACACTTGGTGTTGAGACTAGCACAACTCAGATCACTGTAGCTGCTTACGCTAGCGCTACTGGTCTTGTTGCCGCTGGTTTGACTGCTGGTGCTGTTAAGGTTTTCGTATTTGGTACTGAGTTTGGAAAAGGTACTAACGGAATGACTGAGAGCCTTACACCAGAGGTTAACACTTTCAGCAACAAGCCAATCATCCTTAAGGATAAGTTTGAAGTTTCAGGATCTGACGCTTCTCAAATTGGTTGGATTGAAGTTTCTGGAGAGTCTGGACAGTCTGGATACCTATGGTACATGAAGGCAGAAGGTGATGCTCGAACTCGTTTCGAAGATTACATTGAAATGGCAATGGTTGAATCAGAAGAAAGAGTAGCAACTCACGCTGGATTTACAGGTGACTTTGCTAACGCTACTGGTACACAAGGTCTTTTCGCTGCTATCGATGCACGAGGTATCGAGGTAGAAGATATGTCTTCTATCGGGACTGGTGCTACTTTTGAGACTAACGTTGACTTGATTATTCAAGAGCTTGACAAGCAAGGTGCTATTGAAGAAAACATGCTTTTCTTGAACCGCGCTACTTCTCTTGCTATTGATTCTGGTCTTGCTTCTCAGAACTCTTATGGAGCAGGTGGTACATCTTATGGTGTATTTGAGAACAGCGAGGACATGGCATTGAATCTTGGATTCTCTGGCTTCCGAAGAGGTTCTTATGATTTCTATAAGACTGACTGGAAATACTTAAACAACGAAGCTACTCGTGGTCAAGTTGATGATATTGAAGGAGTATTAGTTCCTGCTGGAACATCTTCAGTATACGATCAGATTATGGGTAAGAACATTCGTCGACCATTCCTTCACGTACGATACAGAGCTTCTGAAGCTGATGATCGTAAGATGAAGTCTTGGGTGACTGGTTCTGTTGGTGGAGCTGCTACTTCTGATCTTGATGCAATGCAAGTTAACTACTTGTCTGAGCGTTGTTTGGTTGTACAAGCTGCTAACAACTTCGTATTGTTCCAGAACTACTCTGCATAATTAGTTATAAACTTGGGGTTGCTTCGGTGACTCCAAGTTTTCTTTTTTATTTATTAAATTTTATATTATTATGTCTTCTACAAAAGAATTAGAAAAAAATTGGGTGATTAAAGATCGTGTATACAAGCTTAATAGCGATAGAGTACCCATTGTAAAAATTATTAAGTCAAGAAATTTATATTGGTTTGACGAAGAGCTTGGGTATGAAAGAGAAATTAAACTTACAACAAATCAAAAGACACCATTTGTTGATGAGTTTAAAGGAGAAGCTAGATTAGATAATATCATCTTTAGAGATGGTTTTCTTTCAGTACCAAAAAACAAGCAAGTAATGCAGAAAATTTTATCGCTTTATCATCCTGGAAAAGATAACAGGTATATCGAAGTTGATGAAGTTAAGATTGCAGAA